CTTGATGTCGAATCATGTGCATTTCGTCTTTTGCTGTTCCAACGGAAAGGCGAAGCGGTTCATGAACGAGTATATGTACGGGGATAAAAACAAAAGGTATCGTTGTGTAGTGTGATGAGTGAGGGTGTAAGTGATTGGATGAGACGAAGATAGGAGGTTTTCTTGAAAAGCCGCCGACCAAAACGAAATAGAACAAAAGCCTGACATCGAGGGTACATTTGAGACCGGCTAAAACGCCCTGTTTAAATGCTGTTTTAACACCCCAGGCGGGTGGATGCTCAGATCCGGCCGAAAAGTGCCCCAGAATAGCCTAGAATCGGCCTTATTGACGCCGCCATGCTCCAGAGTCCAGCTGTTAAAGTTGGTAAGCTCAAGAGCCTGGCGGCGTTCGTATTTGTGCCGGTGCTAAAACGACGAAAACAGGCCCAAAAAGCGAAAAGATGGACAAATAGGTGGACAAATAGGTGGACAAATTAAAAACAAAAAGTACGTCAAAGGTGGACAAATAGGTGGACAAATTTGAGAAAAAAATAGCCGATAGAGGTGGGTTTAATGCCTAAAAAAGTGCTATTTTTTCCTAAAAAACAGCCTATTCGCACCCTCTATTACCATTCATTTTCGCTGAAAAACATGTTTCCAGGCCGTTCAAATGGCGTTTTTATGGTCGTTTTTGATAGAAAAGTGCGTGGGAAATCAATTTAATGCTTACTTTTGCATCTGAGAAAGGTTAAATGAACATAATGCAGTACCCCTCGGACCTGTCGAGAGACACATCCGAGGGGTCAACTGTAATAATAGCCTTACTCGATCGTATGGAATGTGATGCTAGCCTTCACGATTGCGAGCGACGTGATGGATGAGCTTGGAATATCCTGCGGGTCAAAATTAGGGTTTTCTGAAGCCAGACGGATGTGCCCAGGTCGCTCGGATCTGCGCAGATACTTGACGGCCGTATAACTGTCCTGATCAAATGTGTAGGAGAGTAGGTAAATCTGTCCCCACATGATGCTATCCTCCGACAAGCTCACCCTTTTATAGATGATGATGTCTCCACTTTTTATCAGTGGAGCCATGGAGTCGCCTCTGATGTAAACCGCCCCGTCGACAGGAGGGAGGCCCGGGAGTGAAAGATAATTCGCCGGCTCAGCATCTTGGTCCTGGAAAACGGAAACAATTCCTCCCGTGGCGACAAGATCATAAATAGGAATCTTCTGAGTTCCATCCTTATTCTCGACGTCAAATATAAAATGAGGATGATTCGATCGGAGCATTTCCCCGTCTCCGTACAATAGCCAATCTATATTCAAGTCTGGAAAATTCAAGGCGATGCTTTTAACCTTCTCTTTGTCTATCGACCTACGAATAGACGAGACATAAGCGCTTGAAACGCCTATTTTCCTGCCAAATTCGGTTTTTGATATTCCTTCATGGATCAAAAACTCTATTAGTCTCTCTTTTACCCCCATACAAATTTCAAATATTTTTTATGCAATGCCTTTGATATTTCAAAGCATTGCTTTATATTTGCAGTGCGTATTATACCGCACGATTGCAAAGGTGCAAAAGAAAACACACAAAAACAAACGCATACCATGATGAAACGACACATTCAGCTCACAGCTCACGCCAGGAAAAAGCTGGCAGAGGAGCTCGGCGTCAGCGACAGCTACATCTACGACGCCATTTACTACCGCCGCAACGGCGAAGTCGCAAAGAGGATCCGTGAACGTGCGATCGAACTTGGTGGCCGGTACATGGATCCGGAGTTCGTTCCGGAATGCCGTACCGAATACCTGGAGGGACAGATCCGTCAGACCTTTTCCAACGGGGTGGTCCTCACCATCGACAGTGAAACCGGCAAGGCCGTGATCACCATCGGGGACGAAGTGATCCGCCGCGTCGACAGCCCCGTACACATGTCCCAGTGGAACCTCCTCACCCAGGAGGCCCAGCATATCGCTGCCCAGCGAGTCATCAGCGAATAAGACCTATGAAAAGGTGCACTTTAAAGCTCGCTATCCCTAGCGACGGACAACTTCTCAAGCTTGAAGCCGTCCTGCTTGATGAAGATCAGAAGACGAAGGATCTGCTCAGCAAGATCGGGGATGTCTGTTCTCATGTAGAAAGTGATGCGTACAGTAACAAACCCGTTTCTGACCTCGTCTCTTATATGGAATCTGTATCCACAGTGACTTTCTTCGGATTCTACGAAGTCGTCGCATCTGGAGAGGGTCTCGCGACTGTTAAACATCGCCTGGACGTTGCTGGTTGCCCTCACCTGGTAAGAGCAGTAAAATGCGTAGAAATTATCGTTAACCATGATGATAACGTATAGTTACTTTCAAATATAGCAATATTATGAAACAAATCCACACCAAGGCCAAGAAGGCCAACCGTAGCAGCTGGTTTGGAAAGAGCCACGCGAAGACGCAGAGCGCCGCCCGCGAGGCGCAGCGCATCGACATGCAACCCTCTCGCCCTCGCACGTTCGGCCAGATGATCCATCACGTGCAGCACATCCAGCACGAAGTCTTTATCGGCGCCCGCCGCGTCGTCATCACCAAGAACATCCTTCACGCAGCAGAAGCTTAGACCATGAAACGCACCATCAGCAACATCCTCGGCGCGATCTGCGTCATCGCGATCTTCGCCGGCTGCGTGGAAGGCCCCGACGGAAGCCTCACCAGCTGGACCATCATCTGCCTCGCCGTGGCTTCCGTGTGCGGCTACGCCTCCAAGAGGCTCGAGAAAGCCACCAAATAGGGAGGAGCCATGCAAATCAGCTTCGCGAACGAACTGGGCGCCCTTGAACGCGCCATTACCCGCCTGGACGAGGCCATCGTCCGCCGCCAGGACGAGGCGGGCAACAACTTCGAGAAGATCGTCCTCTACGACCTTCGGAACTCTGTCCAGAAAATGTCCGAAGAAAGGGCTCGTTTCGCCTCCATCTCCGCGAGTGCGGAAAAGGGCCACTTCTATACGCCTCCCACTGGAGGTGAATCCCCGACGCCGTGAGGCGCATAGTACCGTTTATTGTTAGTTTCCAGGGCGGTATCAAGCCCGCCCTGGTCTTACGGAGGGGATAGGATGCTAAACGGATAGTCATCAAGCCGCAACAAAATGCCAGAGGCCCTAAGACATTAGGGGGTTCGATCCCCCCCCCCTCCGCCCAGACCCCGACGCCGTGAGGCGCATCTTGAGTATCTATCAGTGTTAAGTTCAGTTCCGGCGGCGGCTGACCCTGCCGCCGGGACCCAGATGAAAAAGTTTGGAGATACCATCTTAGTGACCTTTCAGGAGCTTACACAAGTCCCTGAAGGGTCTTCTGAGTCGGTGATGTCGCCGGAGTGTTATCGTAAACTCGGCCAACGCATTCCCGGCCTGGTCGTCCGTAGCGGCAAGGGTCCCGGCCGTCATGCGGAGTTGGACTTCCGGATGCTTCCGACCAAGTACCGGGAGCGTTTCGTCGCAATCTACGGAGACCCCTTTGACCTCATGAGACAACAGGAAGAGAAAGAGAAGCGGGAGCTGCGCGTGGATCCGGCCGCCCGCGCATGGTTCGAGAACTACGTCTTCCCCGACGGGACACATCTGAAGGAGACGCACATCGAGAAGTTCGCCCTGAATGCGGCCGTCCTGCAGCAGCTGCTTTCCATGGAGGAGGGCCAGCGCCTGGAGCGCCGTAAGCTGGGCAACTCCACGCCGGTGAACTGGGAGGCCATCTACGAGGAGTCCGCCACTCTCCGCGAGCTTTACGGGCACACCCTTCCCGCCAGCGAACAGAAGCTCCGCTCGAAGATGCGCGAGTACCGCGCGATGGGCTACGCCTGCCTCGTCTCCGGGCACCTAGGAAACAACAATTCCACGAAGATCACTCCGGAGGCCGGCGACTACATCGTCGCGCTCAAGTGCTGCCGGGTCCCCGTCAGGACGAACGCGCAGATCTTCACCAAGTTCAACGCGGACGCCGAGCGCATGGGCTTCAAGCCCGTCAAGTCCGTGGCCACCATCACGGCCTATCTCGAGCGTCCGGAAGTGGCCCCCCGCTGGAAGGCGTCCGTCATCGGAGACACCGCCGCGCGGGCAATCTACGGCCGCCAGCATTCGACCGTCCTCCCCGTCCTCCGGGATTCCCTTTGGTACATGGACGGCACGAAGCTCAACCTCTTCTTCAAAGAATACGTGGACGGCAAGTACCGGATGGCCACGATGAACGTGTACGAGGTCATCGACGCGGCCAGCGAGGTCTTCCTTGGCTGCGCCTTCCACACGGGCAACGAGTCCTTCCCGGTCATCTACGAGGCCGTCTGCAACGCGCTCTCCTTCGCCGGGCACAAGCCCGTCGAGCTGGTAGGCGACAACCAGGGAGGCACCAAGCGGGCGGACGCCCAGGCATGGCTGTCCAAGGTTGCCAAGTGCTTCCGGAACACCGCACCGCACCGGGCGCCGGCGAAGACCATCGAGTCCGTCTTCGGCCGCCTGCAGCAGCAGTACCTGCATCAGAACTGGAACTACACCGGCGGCAACATAACCGCCAAGGGCGAGGCCGCCAGGATCAACCGCGAGCTCGTACAGGCGAACGTGGACGAGCTTCCAACCCGCGACGAGGTCAAGCGCATGTACCTGGAAGCCCGGGAGGCCTGGAACAACGGCCTTCATCCGGACCAGCGTTCCTTCGAGGGCAAGTCCCGCCTGGAGGTCTACATGGGCGGCACCAACCCCGAGAGCGTCGCGCTCGACGAAGCTTCCCTTCAGGATCTCTTCTGGATCATGAAGCCGAAGCCGTCCACCTTCACGGCCTACGGCATCGTCTTCCAGGTGGAAGGCCGGGAGTACCAGTACGAGCCGTTCGATGCGTCCGGGCGCCCGGATCTGGCGTGGCGCGGACGCAACACCGGACGCGAGTTCTACGTGGCGTACGACCCGCACGACATGAGCGCCGTAAAGCTCTACACCTACGACCCGCGCTACGGCTACCGCTTCGAGACGATGGCCGGCGAATACGCACGGATCCATCGCGCCCTGCAGGACCAGACCGCCGAGGAGCGCAGCTTCATCCGTCAGCAGGACGAGCAGGACAAGGTGGACCGGATCGCCCGCCACATGGAGACGGACGCGCTGCTCCGGAAGTACGGGCTCGCTCCCGACCAGAACGGCCTCCGCGACCCCGGCCTGTCCGGCCTGAACGAGTCCAAGAAGAGCTACGAGCGCCTCGTGAACAAGGCCGTATCGTCCCTGGAGGAGGAATCCCCGGACATCTATCCGGAGTCCCTGGGAGGGCAGGAAAAGGCCGATTCCTACGTGGTCCGGGGAGGAAGCGACTACGACCCGATGTCTGCGCTTGACCGGCTTTAGAATACCAGTAAAACACACACATAAACACAAGCATTATGTACAACGAAGAGCAAAAGCAGAAGACGCGCGACCGGCTGGCCCGGTACGTCCAGCGTTACCCGTCCCTCAACATGGCGGCGGCGTCCCTCAAGGACGTCAGTTCGGCGACGGTGTCCAACATCCTCGCCGGCAAGTGGAATCTCATCGGCGAGAAGATGTGGCTCCGCCTGGAGGCGCAGCTGGCCCGCAACGACGGCTGGCAGATCTACGCGACCCGCGCCTATCAGGACATGACCCTGTATCTCCGCATCGCCCAGGAAGAGAGCCGCGTGATGTGGATAGCCGCCCCGGCCGGCATCGGCAAGAGCACGGCCGCCGGCAGCTACGCTGCGCTCAACCGGAACGTCTTCCGGCTCACCTGCAGCAGCGACATGAGCAAGACGGACTTCGTCCAGGAGCTGGCCTCCCTCGTGGGTGTCCGCACCGGCGGCCTGACGGTCCGCTCCGCCTTCGGGGAGATCCTCCGCCACCTCGTCACCCTGCAGCAGCCGCTTCTGGTCTTCGACGAGGCTGACAAGCTTCCCGACAGCGTCATGTACTACTTCATCTCCATCTACAACGCGCTCGAGGACCGCGCCGGCATCGTCTTCCTGTCCACCAACTACATCCGCCAGCGCATCCGCCGCGGCGTCGAGAAGGGCAAGAAGGGTTACGACGAGCTCGAGAGCCGCATCTGCCGTTCCTACGTGGACCTCACGCCCGTGAGCGCCGCCGAGGTCGAGCAGATCTGCCTCGCGAACGGCCTGCAGGCCCGCGACGGAATCGCCCGCGTCAAGAACGAGGGCGGACGGTACGGAAACGACCTCCGCCGCGTCAAGAGCGTGGTGCGGACGGAGCTCCGCAAGATGGATCTGTTCAGCGGCCAGGAGGGGGCGGAATGAAGCAGTCGATATCGGCGAAGCGGGCCCTCGAGGTCGTGAACCGGACGCTGGAGGTGTCCCCGGAGTGGGAGCCGTGCCTTGGCGGTGAGATATCCCGCCACGGCTCGGTCTTCTTCTGGGGAAACTCCGGCAACGGCAAGAGCTCGGCCGTGATGTCGTTCGCCCGGATGCTCGCCGCCCAGGGGAGGGTTCTGTACATCTCCCGCGAGGAGGGCTACGGGCTGAGCTTCCAGAACACGATCCGGCGGTACCGGATGGACGAGTTCGGCGCGAGGTTCCAGGTGGTCGACCGCGAGGACGTGGAGTCCCTGACGGAGCGTCTTTCGAAACCGAAGAGCCCGGAGTTCGTCATCATGGACTCCGTCCAGGTGATGGGACTCTCCTGGAAGGACTACCGGATGCTCAGGGAGCGCTTCCCCCGGAAGCTCTTCGTCCTCGTCTCGCAGACTGACGGCAAGCAGCCGGAAGGACGCCCGGCCAAGAGGATGATGTTCGACGCCGACCTGAAGGTGTGGGTGGAAGGACACGTCGCCTTCTCGAAGGGGCGCTTCATCGGAGAGACGGCCAAGTACATCGTGTGGCAGGAGGCCGCCGACACGTACTGGCAGGGAAAACAGACTGAACTATGATTGCGAGCGTTATCATAAAGAGCAAGATCAAGGAGAGGGTGACGAACACCGTAGTCCCGGAGTGGGGGCGTGTGTGCGCCGTCCCTTCCGACGGCGGAAGGATATCCTTCCACTGGAAAGAGCTGACGCCTGCAGAGGCGAAGCGTGAGATCGAGGCGGACGGCCTCCAGGAGGCGTACCGCGACAAGTACGGCATCGTGTTCGACACTCCGGACGGAGCATTCAAGGCGATGTTCCCAGGAGGGCTTACCGGGCCCGAGAAGAAGGCCCTCGAAGAATTAGACAGAAACTGACCATGGCAAAGAGAAACTACACCAAGTTCTACGCGCTGCTCAAGCAGCGTCCTAGCATCGACAAGGACGAGCTCGTCCTGCAGTTCACGGACGGGCGCACGACTCATCTGACCGAGATGAGCAACCCGGAGTACAACGAGATGCTCTCCGCGCTGGAGGAGTCCATGGCTCCGTCCAGGGAGGAGCTGCGCCGCTGGAGGTCTTCGGCCCTCCTTCGCATCGGCCGTCTCGGCATCAGCACCATCGACAACTGGGAGGAGGTGAACGCCTTCGTGTCTTCCCCGAAGATTGCCGGGAAGGTCTTCTACGAGCTCTCCGTGGACGAGCTGAAGACCCTCGTGCGTAAGCTCGAGTCCATCGAGCGGAAGGGAGGGCTCCGGAAGCCCGCGCCGGATCCGACGCAGACCTTCTTCCTCTCCTATCAGCCATCAAACATCGTTTCATAACCATTTAAACAAAGTTATCATGCCCAATCCCAAGAAAGAGAAGGAAGTGAAATCCTTCGTCGACCGGTGGGGACTGCCCATCGAAGCCCTCAGCTACATCTGCGACAACGAGGGAAACGTCTACATGGTCAACAGCCACTTCCAGGCCGTTCCGCAGGTCGAGGACGCTCCGGCCGTCGCGCTCGAGGACCTCATGAAGAAGTCCCCCGTGCGCGTCCTCAAGCCGGAGGAGGTCCTGAATTACGTCAAGAATCCCGGCGCCCAGGAGACCGACGAGGCCAGGGAAGCGGCCGCAAGGAACGGGAAGGAGCCCGGTTCCGTCCCCGTGAGCGATCCGGACACGGCGGCCAGCATCGCCCTTGCCATGCAGGCCATCCCTGACGTCAGCCTCGCGGCCGAGCTGCGCCGTCGCGGCTACTATGTCACCGCCGTCAAGCCGGCGCTTATCGAGCTGTAGCCATGGCGGAAGAGAAGAAATATTTCCTTCGGACCGTCTACACGTACGGCCACGTCTCGACGGTGGAGAGCGAGCTCTTGAAGTCCGCGCAGCCCTTCCGGAACAACGTGTTTCACGCTTCCGCCCTGGAGAGATTCGTCCTGAAGCTGAAGGCCCAGGAGGCCGAATTCCTGAAGGAGCACCCGAAGCGTACGCCGGCCACCGTGTCGCTCGTACGCGGGATCTCCCGTACCGGCCTTCCCTACGCCGCCGTGAAAATCGGCTGGCATCTTGTGTGGTTCGAGGAAGTCAGGGAGGAGTTGCAATGAGCTACCGGATGAAAGTGAATGAGCTGGTACCGCACCGTCGGCTTCCCGATTGGTGTCTGGAGATCCTTGCCGAGGTGAAGGGTGCCTGGTCGGGCGTCCCGACGGCGCTGCCCGAGTCAGCTATCGGCACAATCGCCTCGATGATCGGGACGATGAGGTTCTCCGGCATCAAGACTGACGAATTCAGCGGACAGAGCGTCCCCATGGATGAGAATCCGGACGCAAAGTCGCTCACCATTTTCTCCAGGACCGGAAACACCGCCCTGGTCGAGATCAAATTCGTGAAGGAGGAGAAGTGATGGTGAAGGTGTACGAGCCCATTACGAGCATCGCCCCGGCCGCCCTGGTCGCCGAGCAGCGGAAGGAATTCGGCCGCATCGGCGCCCAGCGCCGGATTCCGGGGCTGACCCTCTTCGAGTACGACCTGACCACCGGAGAGATCCGGGAGGCCTCCGTCGAGACCGAAGCCACCCTCCGGATGAACGGCCCCATCGGCCGGTCCGGAAGGGTGGACGCCAAGCAGCTGTGCCTGTATGTGCAGGCGCTGAATATCGAGAACGCGCGTCGGAAGTTCAGGGCGATGACCCTGCGGAAGACGGTGCAGAACAAGATTTTGAAAAGAACAGATTCCAAATCCACAAACCATGGCAGAAAACACTGACCCCAAGCTCCTTCGCTTCGAGATGAGCGCCGAGGAGTACGCCGCCTTCCAGGCCTTCAAGGCTGAGAAGGCCCGCCAGGAGGCGAACGAAAGAATCAACGCCCTCCGCGAGAACTACCAGAAGATGGCCGAGTCCTTCGTGGCCCGCACCATCAAGAAACTCACCCCGCTGTCCGAGTCCATCCGCCAGAAGAAGGCGGAAGTCCTGGACGAGGCGGCCGCCCTGCAGAACCTCAAGTCCCAGCTGCTGGAGATTGACGGGAAGTCCATGCCGAAGTCCCACACTTTCACGAGTGCTGACGGCACCAAGCGCGTGACCATCGGCGTGTATGAGACGGACGGCTACGATGACACCGTCGAGGAAGGGATCGCCATCGTCAAGGAGCACATCGAGAGCCTGGCGAACGACGAGAAGAGCGCCCAGCTTGTGAAGATGGTCCTGTCGCTCCTGCAGCGCTCGGCATCCGGAGCCCTGAAGGCCTCCCGCGTGGTGCGCCTGCACAAGCTGGCCGACGAATCCGGTGACGCCCGCTTCATTGAGGGCGTCCGCATCATCGAGGCGGCCTACCGCCCCACCATCACCCGCACGTACATCCGCTGCGAGAAGCGCGAGGTGGACGAGAAGGGCGGTGTCGTGAAGGACTGGGAGGCGATTCCCCTTGGCATGACCGAGTCCTAGATCCGGAGGAAGGTATATGAGATGCAAGCGCGACAACCGGCTGCTGGAGAAGCGGAACGCCAAGATAGCTGCGCGGTACTACTACTGGACGGAGATCCAGCGGTACAGGAGCGACGATGCCATCCGTCAGCTCAGCGAGGAGGAGTTCTTCCTTTCCGAGGCGACCATCATCCGGATCATCCAGCGGTGCAACCTGAACGACGCCCAGCTGCGTAAGATCATGCGCCCCGGCGTCATCAGGGCAAGGAAGCCGAAGGCTATCCCGGAAGAGCTGCAGCGCCTGTTCTCGTTCATGCCTGATACGATGGAAGAATGATTCACCGGGCCCGCCAGCGTTTGACGGGCCCTTTTCAAAAGATTGATTACTATGTCTGAAGTATCAAAAGTTTGCGGAACCTGTGCAAGTTACTGCTCGGACGGTTCCACCGAGATTACATGCAGAGAGACCGGCCAAGCGGTCGGATTCCTCTGGGTGAAAGAATGCTGGAAAGAGAGGCTGGGTATTGCTAAGAAGCCGGCGGCGAAACCCCGCCCTGGGAAAAGGTCCAAGTATCCGCCAGTCGTCGACCCGGATACTGGAAAGATTATCGGAAAGCGCTGCCGGATCTGCGGAGTGTACAAGCCGCTCGAGGATTTCTACAAGGACAAGAGCCGCAAGGACGGCCACAGCTGCGAGTGCAAGCCTTGCCACGACAAAATGTGCGCTGAGGCTGGTCGTAAATACAGGGCCGCAAAGAAGCTGCGGGAGGCAGGCGGGGATGTCTATCCGGAACCAACGGTCAAGACGGGCGCATTGTCCTCCTTCTCCGACCAGCAGCTCGTGAAAGAGCTGAAGGCCCGAGGATGGGATGTCTCACTTTCGCTCAAGAAGGACGTATGAAACGCATCGGGCAAATACTCCTGGACATCATCCTCGTCATCCCGGCGATGATAGCCATAGCCGTCATTCTGGTTGCCAGCCTTTTCGAGAAGGAAGCGGACGACCCGTATGAATAAAACCCGAATTAGATGAGTTGCACTTGGATAAATCGCTGAAATTCGCAACTTGTGTGTATGAGACCACGCAGACCAGTTATCGCAATTTTGAACGGAAACGAGGTAGATAAATTCTCGTCCGTGACGAGTGCAGCAAACATTCTTGGACTGAATCCGGGGAATGTCTATGAATCCGCCACAAAGGGGAAAACTATCAAAGGGTATCAGTTCCGTTTCTGCGACAAATCTGAACTACCCCCGAAACCGAAACTGACGGAGACCTCGCTTATCGCTGACATTGATGGACATCGTTTCTATTCGGTTGAGTGTCCGAACAAGGTCAATTGCCGGAAGTGTGACATCTTTCGGCTCTGGCCTTCGGGGTATCAGCCGAAGTGCTTTGAATATTCGTGCAACGGGAAACTGATTGTCCAACATTGTCAAGGTCGGGAGATGGTTTGGAAAGAGCAATAACTAATCTAATTCGCAAATGAAATTACTTGATAAGGTTCGGGAAGCCGGTTATAATGTTGTAACGAATCGAACAAAATCCGGCATACGTTCGATTTATGTAAGCGGTAATGGCGCTTGGATTATGTGTCGGATAAGGCCTGGATCTTATTCCGAGGTGAAACCTAAGATTGAATTTTTGTGCAAATCACTTTATATGCTATTGCAGAACAAGAATTGAATGGGAGGAAATATGGGACTTACCTACATATACGAAACAGGGCAGATAACCCGCGACTTTCATTTCAAGAAGACCGAGCATGTTTGCCAAATGGATCCGGCCAGGTCCGTGCTCATCGGCGTCATGTGCCGGACCTGCCCGTACTACGGCGGATACGTGGAATGGTGGGGAAGTGGCGAAAGGGAATACGTTCTCGACCTTGACCGCCACGAGAAACTCGTCCTGTGCAAGTTCCATCAGGAAGACGACACCGGGCTATCCGAAATTGTCTCGGAAATGTACCACGAGTTCGAAGAGGAAGCAATAACGCATTATCTGGACTAACTGGTCAAATTTTGCCAAAATGTAGAGAAGCCGCGGCAGGATCCTGTCTCGGCTCTCTCGTGTCTAGTCGTATTCTTTCGTGTATTCGTCTGTGAAGATGCGCTCGCCGGGCCGGTGGACCACCACGTCGACCTCCGGGTCGGCATGGACCGTCTGCTGGTCCGGCTTGATGATTTCCGTCACCGTGCCGGTGTAGGTCTGCTCGTAGACCTTGATGCCGTGGTCCCAGGTGTAGAACCGGCTGGCCGTCCGGATGAGCTGCGTGTGCCGGTTCACGCGGAAGCCCTGCACGAGCCTGTGCACCCGGGAGACCATCTCCGCCCGTCCCTCGATGAGGCGGGTGGTACCGGAACCGGCGTGTGTGTCGTCGTAGCAGTCTATGATGAGCCGCACCCGGATGGTGGCCTCACCATTCTGCGAAAGTCCCTTGATGTTCGTCCAGGCGACTTCTGGCGCGTCGATGAGGACGGCAGGGAAGACAAGCGGGTATGTGGACCTGTCCTCCCGGTTGATCATCTCCAGCTGGCCGTAGTCCTCGTCGACGGTGACGAGCTCCGGCATCCCGGTGCTGATCAGGTTGATGAGATCAAGCAGTAGTTGTTCCATGGTTATGCGATTTGATGAAGTTTTCGAGCTCGTTATTGATGATATCATTCACCGTCCGGTCGACGGCCTTGTCGGGGCCGAGAAAGTGCCTCCTGGGGATTTTAATGTGGCTTCCCGGCTTCTTCAGCGCCATGCGCTTCCAGAACTCCGTCTCCGGAGCTTCCGCGCCGTAGCGCTTCTTGTCCTCCAGGTGCCGTGCCCAGAAGTATTTCCTCATCTTGGTGGTCACGCCTATCTCCTCGCCCTCGTTGTGGGTGTTGGAGTAGGGCGTGTCGCTGATGATCACCACGGTGCCAGGCTTGGGCACGTAGTAGTCGGTGGACATCATCAGGTGATTGGATCCGGACAGCAGCGGTCCGTACTTCCCTCCGGCTCCCCGGAAGCCCAGGGACGTCCGGAGCGGAGTCAGCCACTGGGCGCTTCCGTAGAAGTTTCCTCTCCGGAAGTTCTCGCGCACACCGGCCTGGACCGCGCGGCCAACCTTTATCGGAAGGACGCGGTCCCGCAGCCTCTGCAGGTCGGCCAGGTCTCGCTTGACCATTTCGGAGAAATTCGGTACAGACATATTGCTACTATATGAAACCCGCTATCTTGAACAAGTCTTCGACAAGATCTATTTCAATCTTGGTCATGTCTTTATACAACGGACCCCAATAGCCGGCAATAACTTCCGCAAAGTATTCATCAAGATTTGTCGAGCTGTAATACCCAAGGGTCTGTGTCGCCAATCTGTCATGACTGTTTGCGTCAATTATCTTTCTTTGCCACTCAGGATGATTGAATTTTATCGCATGGCCTAATTCGTGGTCAATGACATTTCTCACAATGTCATCGACTGAAACATGGTTTGTCGAATAGGGATACCCATACTTTTTGAGGAATTTCTGCTCGTTCTCATATATTTTTGTTAAATCTCCGAAGAGCTTCGGAGAAATGCGGAACGAGTTGTCTGAATCTTCAAATGCTGCCAAGGCTTGCTTTTTCTGCGGAGTCCTAAAAGAAGAGAACTTTTTCAGACCGTAAAAATCCATCCTCTCCCTTAATATACTGAGGGCTTTTGAAGCACTTTCCAGCTGAGACTTCTTGAACGGGAAATCAACCCTTTCGGCGATATAGTCCGTGACAAACCTCTGTGCATCCTCGACGGTATTTGCCACAAAATGGTAGGTCTTCTCGTCCATCAATTTCTGTGTGGCCTCTACAGCGCCCGGATAGGCCTCCGTGATGTACGGATGCGTGTCGCTGAAGATCTTCCCGTCCTTTGCCGGATTATTGTCGAGTCCGGGCATCGGAAGTGGTGGCGTCCACCCATCGAGTCCGGATGCGTTCACCGGCTCGTCCGTCTGCATGAGGGAGCACTTGCAGTTCCACCGGTCGCCCGGGTGGTGCTCGTCCCAGAAGGGATGGTTCACCGGAAGGGTGAGCTTCGTCTCCCAGTAGTGCTGGTGCAGCGGATCCGGCGTGATGGAGGTCGTGGGCATCCAGCGGACGTTCGGGAAGACGTCTGACTCTTCCATGAAGTGCTTCCAGTCGGCCGCCTGGTGAGCCCTGATCACGGCCGTGTTGTACTCCGTCTGGAGCCAGTCCGTCTCGTAGTGGTCGGTGATGCCCTTGACGTCGAGGCGCCACCGGTCGAAGCTCTTGAGCTGGCCGGTCTCCGGGTCGATGAGGAGACGGGCCACGTCGTTCTGCATCCGGTGCGTCTTGAAGGCCGAGAAGACGGCGTTGTTGGTCCGAAGCTGTTCCAGGAAGCGGTTGGTGATTGCCGACGGGTCCACGCTTTGCGACAGGCCGATGGCGGTCGCCTCGTTGAAGAGGCGGAGCGTCTCGTCGAAGATGCTGCGCTCGATGTCGGTCCGGACGTCGATATCACGGTTGTAGATGGCCCGGAGTCCGCGGATGAGGGCGTCGGTCTTGAACGTGACGGGAAGCTCCGCCGCGCTCTCATTCTTCAGCCCTCCGCAGGCCGGGCAGCTGCACCCGTACTGGCCGTCTACAAGAAGGGCAAAGGTTCTCCGTTCGCCCCGTCCTGCGGGGCTAGCCCGAAAAAACTCCTGAAGCGGTCGAGGAAGGTCCGTCTCTCCTCGGCGGTCGGCTCCGCGCCACGGCCCCCTTCATTGAGCCGAAGGGCAAGCTCGCGGGCCCGCTCCCGGGCGGCCTCCTGCTCCGCCTCGATGGCCGCCTTCCGGGCGTCGTAGTCATCCGGCTTCTCCACGTCGAAGGTCTCGTACAGGTAGTCGTCGGACATGGGGAGGCCCATCTCCTTGAGCTTGGACACGACGTTGATCTGGACCTGCTTGTCCTGGTATTTCTGCTCGACGCGGACGAACTCGCCACGCTCGGTGTTGACGCCCAGGGCGGCGAAGATATCCGTCATGTCGTAGTTCAGGAGATCCAGGATGAACTGGATGTCGTCCTCGGTGATCTTCATCTGCTCCTTCGCCTGGACGGTGCCGAGCGCCTGGGTGCCGTTGGTGTCGCTCTTCGTGGTGAGGGTGTTGCCGAGCACCGCGATGGACATCTCGTCGTTGCAGTTGTCCAGGAACCGCTCGTACAGGTCGACGGTTCCGCTCTTCCCGGCCGCCTCGTGCAGCGTCATGGAGGAGCCCTCCGGATGGATGTACACGGCGTTCGCGCCCTGCTTACGGGCGTCCGCGAGGAGACGCTTCCGGGCGTCCTCGTCGCCGGCGCTGTAGGTGTACTCCCGGATTGGCATCCCGAAGATCTGGCAGAACTGCGCCCAGTCTCCCATGTTCCCGCGCTTGTACAGCGCGTAAGGCGCACAGGTGGCCAGCTTTCCGACGCCGCGCGGGTCGTCGCAGACGAGAAGGCAGTTGTCGAAGGCCTCGAGCGGGACGCCGGTCACGTCCATCTCGTACATCAGGATCTGGTTGGTCACCGGGTCGAAGTGTTTCCGGTCGATGAGGTCGTAGGTGATCCATCCCTTCTCGTCCCTCCGGAACTGGAAGAGGGAGAAGCCCCACAGCTTGGAGGCCACCGCGTCCTTGACCCATGCGCGGAACCACGGGGAGCGGATCTGCCGGTTGACCTCGTCCACGGGCTTTCCGTCCCGCTGGAACTCGAACCGCTCGCGGCTGACGGCGCTGAGCCGCTTGTCGACGATGCCGGAGAGGTGTCCGTCGGTGGTGATGATGGAGTGGAAGATGTCGTAGAGCTGCGTCCGGTTGTGGAAGTCGATGGCCTCCGCCGTCTCCAGCGCGGCCATGTACTTCCCGATGTCGAAGTGGAAGAGCTCCGGCGACTGCAGGATGATGGTGGGGTTCTGCTGGCCGGGAAGGATCTCGGTTGCGCCGGCCTGCGTGATTTGCTTGGTTTTCTTTGCCATGGTTCGGGTGGATTAGAGGTGGGACGGCCGGAGCAGCTCGGATTCGATCTGCCAGGGCGAGTTCGCGTGGAGCTCATCCTCCGGAAGCCTGGGAGCCCCGTCGATGGTGATGTTCGCGGCTGCGACGGCCTTCAGCCATTCGACGGCGCGGTTGTAGCGTTCCTTCCGGATCTCGCTCATCTTGTACGGGTTGTGCTGGCAGAAGATGTGATAGACGGCGATGTCCACCGCCATCATCAGGATGAGCGGATTCCGGTCGGAACCGGTGGCGCTGAAGATGGCGTCGCAGTCGTAGTATTTGCTCAGGTAGCAGCGCATCTCCTCGATGGCCCTGTCCTCGCAGATCTCGACGATGGCGGAGTCGGACACGTCGCTGTCATGACGGAGCAGCGCGTCCAGGATCTCCCGGTGGATGGAGGCGTCGTAGTCCTCCGGTGTGATGAATTGGCTCATATTTGAATGGCGTTTAAACTGCGTTTTACATGCGCTTCGACTGGTCGATCAGGTCGTCCCTGGAGAAGGTGTCCACCACGGACATCTCCTGCATCGTGCGCCGGTTGATCTCGGCGAGTGCGCCTTCCAGGGCGTCCGGTCCGTCGGCCGGGTATGGCAGCGTCATCTCGAAAAGCTTCAGCTGGTCCAGCAGCTCCTTCATGTGCGGGTTCTCGGCCTCGTCCTGGTTGAACAGCCACGCGCCGTTCCGGTCGACCGGTTCCAGGTTCGCCTCGATTCGGGCGGCCTTGTCGGTCTTCGGCCGGGCGTCGCCGGTGATGAAGAGGCTGTCGCCCCTGCGCCGGTTCTCCTCCCTGATGAGCGGCAGGAAGACCTGCTCGTAGAAGGGGTCCTGCAGGCTGTTGTTCTCGACCAGGTAGAAGACCGGCACGAGGCCTCCGACCCAGTCCTTCACCTGGTAATACCAGTCGATGAACTCTGCGTTCGACGGGTGGGACACGAAGGCCTTCAGGATGTAGTAGGTCGTCCGGATCTTGCCGGCGAGGATGACCGCCTTCGTGGAGCTTCCCTTCTTCCCGTTGTTGGAGGTCGAGGGGTCGCCGTAGCATACCAGGAACTTGAACTTCGAGAGCGCCGGCATCTTCCCCAGCGGAAGGTTCCGGAAGACCTTTCCCTCGCTGATCGGGTTGTTCATGTACTCCGCCTGGAAGGCTCCGGTGGAGATGGTCGCCTTCACGCGCTCGATGTGTTCCTGCGTGTTCTTCTCCGGCCAGGTGGACTTCCCGTCCTTGTCGACGATGTTCACTATCATGTGCTTGTCGGCCTTCTTCCCCAGTCGGCCGATGACGGTGTCCTTCGCGATGAGGTTGCCCTTCGCCAGGATGAGCGTCGGGGTGCTTACCGACCGGGTCGGGATGACGGCCCGCTCGATGAACTCCTGTTTCTTGTCCAGGGTGACGGGGTTCTTGCAGTCGCGGTCGGTGTCGTAGTCGTCGATGTCGATGATGTCCGGGCGGACGTTCTCGTTGCGGGTGCCTCGGGGCGCGTTTCCGAAACCCACGGCCAGGAAGGTGAGCCCGGTCTTCGTCACGAAGTGGTCCTCCTCCCATTTGACGGTGCCCTGCTGGTCCCCGTAGAACTGACGGATCCGGCCGTTCACCTCCAGGTTGGCCCGGTAGGGTGACAGCAGACGGATGGCCGCGTCCTGGGTCGCGCTGACCATGATCAGGTAGCGCTTCTTCCCGGTGAGCATGAGGAAGAGTTCGACCATCATCGCGATGGTGGACTTGGCAAGCTCGCGGGACCAGCTCCAGACCTCGTACCATTCGTCGTTGCGGCAGACGCGGTTGATGGCCTTCTTCTGGAATTCCGCGAATGGAGAGGCCGCATAGGCCGGGAAGAAATACATCATCCACTCGACCGGCCGTGCCTCCAGCCAGGCCTTCTTCTTCTGCAGATCCGCCTGCGAAAGGTCCTCCTCCGGCGTCTGTTTCCGGATGTTCGAGCAGAAGGCCTCCCAGTCGGCTATGATCATCTTGTCTGTCCGTGCCATGGCTGCTACAGTTTACTCTTGATGAAAGCGTCCCAGTAGGAGCAGAATTCGACGGCCTTGGAGGGCTCCGTCTGCCGGAGCCATGTCAGGAAGGCCATGCCGGCGTTCACGAGCTCGCGGATGCCGCTGTCGCCCTCCAGCTTGGCGATGGAGGCGGAGAGCTTCGCCAGGATGTCCGCCTGGGCGGGCGTCGGCGTCCTGTCCTCGCTCTCCAGGATCTTCTCGTTGATCGTCTGGACATGGGCGTACAGGTGCTGCAGCGTCTTCTCCTTGCCGACGGTCATCCCGGCCTTGATGGACGGCCAGTCACCCTCGTGCGACCATTTGGAGACGGTCTGACGGGTCACGCCCACCTTGGACGCGACCTCCTCGAAGGTGAATTCGCCGTGCAGGTAGAGCTCTCGGGCGATCGCCTTCTTCTGTTCGTTCTTGAGGTTTGCCATAAGCACAACTTTTTGCAAAGGTGTACTTTCTCATCGTATTTTGATAATTTCAAAATTACGCTATCCGTTTATGCAAATAACGAATACGTGCTCAGGATATTACGTAATTATGTTTTTTCATTTGTGCAAGCGGTTTTCCCAAATTTGCACCGGAACACGTAACGCAAAAGGTTTGCTTATGACGGACAAAAGTTTCAAGTTTTTCAACGTGGTGGTCCTCGGACCGACCCGCGCATCCCTCATGCTCTACGGAGAGATCGGGGGGAAGGACGGCGTTTCCGCTGAGGGTGCCGTGGGGGAACTCATGTCCCTCCAGCAGACGTACAGCGACATCGACGTGCACATCAACTCCATGGGCGGCGAGGTCTTCGCCGGAATCGCGATCTTCAACGCCCTGAAGGACTCCACGGCCCGCGTCAACATCTACGTGGACGGCCTGGCCGCTTCCATCGCCGGCATCATCGCTCTCTGCGGGAAGCCGCTCCACATGTCCCGGTACTCCCGCCTGATGCTGCATCAGGTCTCCGGCGGCTGCGCCGGTGGAGCGAAGGAGATGCGCGAGTGTGCCGATCTCATCGAGTCCCTGGAAACCACCCTCGCCTCGATGGTCAGCCGGAAGTGCGGCATGAGCCCGGACGAGGTGAAGGCCGCCTACTTCGACGGCGTCGACCACTGGTTCACCGCCCAGGAGGCCTTTGACCGCCGCCTGTGCGACTACATCTACGACATTGACGGGCAGGACGCCCTCGGAGCCGCACCGACGGCCGAGCAGGTGTACGACTTCGTCAACCGTGCCGAAACAACTCCAAAACAACCGTATATGGACATTATCGCAGAACTCAAGAAGGACCAGTCCTTCGCGAACTTGACCGAGGAACAGATCCTCGCCAAGATCAAGGCGGCCAACAACCAGGCCGCGAAGGTCGAAGCCCTCGAGGCCAAGGTGGCCGCCCTGGAGGCGGAGAAAGCCGAGGCCAAGAAGCAGGCTGTCGACGCCTACCTCAACCAGGCCGTTTCCGACGGCCGGATCCAGTCCTCCCAGCTCGAGGGCTTCCGCAAGCTCATGGATGCCGACGAGGCGTCCGCCCGTGCCGTCATCGACGCCCTCCCGAAGGCCTCCGCCGGAAAGCCGAGCATCAAGGACTACCTGAACGGCGGCAACGACTCCGCCGGTTCCTCCAAGGACCTCGCCAAGATGTCCTGGGACGAGATCGACAAGGCCGAGCGCCTCGCCGAGCTCAAGGAGCAGCATCCCGACCTCTACCGCGCGAAGTTCGAAGAGAAGTTCGGCGCCTAGAGCCCTCCCCTCGAAAACTCTAAATCAACACCACTATGGCAGTACAGAAAGAAATCTGGCAGAGGACCATCATCGAGGGCCTCTTTGCCGACAACCTCTTCCTCTCGAAGGCGGTCAACGACGACGTCTACGTCAACGAGGGCAAGACGGTGCACATCCCCAACGCCGGCTCCCCGAGCGGCGTCGTGCTCAACCGTGACTCCTTCCCGGCCACCGTGTACGCCCGTACCGACCAGGATGTGAACTACACCCTGGGTGAGCTGACCACCAACCCGGTCAAGATCCCGTATGCCGACCAGGTCGAGCTGTCCTACAACAAGCGGAACAGCGTCATCGACCAGGACCGCAAGGCCCTCATCGAGGCGGCCGCCGAGGCCATGCTTGGCAACTGGTGCCCGGACAGCGACCACCGCGTCGTCACCACCGGCGGCGGCGTCGCCGCGTGGACCCCTTCCGCCACCGGTCTCCGCAAGAAGATCACCCCGGCCGACGTCGCCGCGCTGCAGCTCCGCTTCAACGCCGACAACGTCCCGCTGACCGACCGTTTCCTCCTGCTGGACGCGAACATGTACCAGCAGCTGCTGGAGGGCATGACCGAGACCCAGGCCATCGGCTTCTTCGCCGCGGCCGACGTCAAGCGCGGCGTCATGGGAATGCTCTACGGCTTCGAGGTCATGTGCCGCTCCACCGTCCTGCGCTTCGCCGCGGACGGCACCTACAAGGCCAAGGGCGCCGCCGGCGCCGCGACCGACAAGGCCGCCGGCCTCGCCTGGCAGCGCGAGTCCCTCTCCCGTGCCCTCGGTGAGGTGAAGATGTTCGACAGCGTGGACAACCCGCTGTACTACGCGGACATCTACTCCTTCCTGATCCGCGTCGGCGGCAAGATCCGCCGGTACGACAAGAAGGGCGTCTACGCCATCGTCGCCGACACGGCCACCGCCGTGACCGCGCTCGAGCTGGACGACACCTCCATCGACGTCGCCAAGGACGCCACCCAGGACGTGACCGCGACCGCCACCCCGAGCGGCGAGTCCGCGAACACCCGCTGGAGCATCTCCGACAACACCGTCGCGACGATCAGCGCCGCCATCGGCGCCACCGTGACCGTCACCGGCAAGGCCGCGGGACAGGCCGTCCTCAAGGCCGTCAACGGCACCAAGGAGGTCCTGGCCATCGTCACGGTGACCGAGTAGCCTTCGGGCCGAATTTGTTGAACCGTGCCGCCTCCGGCCCCGTCGGGGGCGGCATCCTTAAACCAGCAAAACATGCTCCCCAGAGTAAAGATCAACTACCTTAACGGCCTCATCGGAGCGGCCCCTGGCAACCAGGACGGCCTGCTCCTCCTGGTGGTCGTCGGTGCCACTGCCGTGAGCACGACCTTCCAGCTGGGCAAGGCCTACCGGCTCGTCTCCTCCGGCTCCCTGGCCGGCCTCGGGGTCACTTCCGCCAACAACGCGCGGCTGCACGAGCTCGTCTCGCAGTTCTACGCCGAGGCGGAGGAGGGTACGCCGCTGTACGTGACCGGCCTGTCCGGCTCGTCCATGGCTACGGTGTGCGACGCGGAGACCGGTTCCCTGAAGGCCGTCCTGGAAGGGCTGCGCGGTGCCGTCCGCGGCGTCATCGTGGCGTCCGGTGCGACCACCACCCCGACCGTGACGGAGGGCCTCGACCCCGACGTCTTCAGCGCCGTGACCAAGGCGCAGGCGCTCGCCGAGCACATGGCCGACGACAAGTACGCGCCCGTGTTCTTCATCATCGAGGGCCGCGCCTACGCGGGCACCTCCGCGCTGAAGGACCTCTCGACGCTGGCCTGCAACCGCGTCGGCGTCTTCATCGGTGACGTCGCGGCGAGCTCCGCGAACGCCGCCGTCGGCACCCTCGCCGGACGGATCGCATCCGTCCCGGTGCAGCGCAACGTCGGCCGCGTGGCCTCCGGAGCCCTGGCCCCCGAGTCCATGTACCTGGGCGCCGCCCTCGTGGATGACTCCATGGACGACGTGGACGCCATCTACGAGAAGGGCTACATCTGCCCCCGCATCTACACCGGCCTCGTCGGCTACTATATCGTCGACGACCGCCTCGCCGTCGCCACGACGGACGACTACGCCCATCTCACCGCCCGCCGCACGGCCGACAAGGCCGCGCGGATCGCCTACGAGACCCTCCTGCAGTTCCTGCTGGACGAGATCGAGGTCAACAACGACGGCACGATGCAGGCGCCGATCCTGAAGTCCTGGCAGGCGGCCGTGGAAGGCGCCGTCAACGATGCGATGTCCGCCGCCGGCGAGCTCAGCCTTGTCGACGGTTCCGGCTGCAAGTTCTTCATCGACCCGTCCCAGAACGTCCTCGCGACCTCCAAGGTCGTGGGCACCCTGCGGGTCCGTCCCTTCGGCTATGCCCGCGAGATCGTCGCGAACATCGGCTTCCTGACCAACATCGAAAACTAGTGCGCCATGTTTGATACCAGAGAATACGAATGGGCCGACGTCACCGTGGTGATGGCAGGCCGTGACGTGACCGGCATCCGGGGCGTCAGCTACAACGCCGACCAGGAGAAGGAAGCCCTCTACGCGAAGGGCAACAAGCCGCACGGCATCCAGCACGGAAACAAGTCGTACGCCGGCTACGTGCGGATCCTCCAGTCCGAGCTCGAGGCGCTGACCGCCGCCGCAGGCGGGGACGTCCTCGACGCCCGCTTCGACATCATCGTCGCGTACGGCAATCCCTCCAGGGGCGACATCGTCAAGACGGACCTCATCCGGAGCGCGGAGATCACCTCCGTCCCGAAGGGCCTGAACCAGAACGACAAGTTCATGGAGATCGAGCTGCCGCTCGTCGCGCTCGATATCGTCTACGACTATCAGTAACGGATGGGGCCGGGAACCCCCGGCCCTCTCCTTTTTAAGCACAGAAAACACACTCAACCATGTACACCTACACGCAGGAACAGCTGGAAGGCTGGAAGAAGAAATACGGCGACGGCAACGTCTTCGAGGTCGTCGTTGAAGACAAGAAGGTCATCCTTCACAAGCCCACGCGCCGGGACCTCTCGTACGCGATGGCGGGCAGCAACCAGGCGAATGACTCGGTCAAGTTCGCCGAGATCCTCCTGAACCAGTGTTTCATCGAGGGCGACCCCGAGATCAAGGACAACGACGACTACTTCCTGGCCGTCGTGCCCGTCCTCGGTGCGCTCGCAGAGCAGAAGGATGCCGAAATAAAAAAGCTCTAATGCTGGCTGACGGAAGGCCCGAGGCGGACTTCTTCGGATACTTCGACACCATGCTCAGGTACTACCTGCATGTCGACCCGGACACCCTGTCAGACCAGCAGTGGGTGACGATGGTCGCCCAGCTCAAGCACATCCGCGAGAGCGAGGCCGGAAAACGATGAACCACTGAAACCAAACACCATGAAAGCAGCCCAGTACGTCATAGACATATCCACCAAGGGGGACGTCAAGGTCTTGAACAGGCTCGACGCCGTCCAGGGGAAGCTGCGCGACGTCGACCGTTCCGCCGGCCTCGCGGCAAGGGCGGCGCGTAGCCTGGGCGACGCTTTCCGGAGTCTTCCCGGTGCGGAGTTCTTCACCAACCCGATCGTGTCCCTGACGGCCGGAATCGGGGTGGTGAGCCGCCTCGGGATGGACGCCGAGAAGACGGCCACCGCCTTCAACGTCCTTGTGGGCAACGAGGCCCAGGCCGCGAAGATGCTCGGCGAGATCAACAAGTACGCGGACGAAACCCTCTGGGACCGAACCGGCACCCAGGAGGCGGCGAAGACGATGCTCGGATTCGGCGTGTCGACCGAGTCCGTGGTGAAGGACCTCAAGATGCTCGGAGACGTCGCCATGGGCGACAAGAACAAGCTCCAGCAGCTGGCCCTGGTATTCGGCCAGATCAGCGCCGCCGGGAAGCTGCAGGGGCAGGACCTGCTGCAGCTCATCAACGCCGGTTACAACCCGCTGCTGGACATCTCCGCGCTCACCGGCAAGTCCGTGGCCACCCTCAAGGATGAGATGTCCAAGGGCCTCATCACCTTCGACATGGTCCGCGCGGCCTTCGAGCGGGCCACCGGCGAGGGAGGCAAGTTCAACCGGATGACGGAGCAGATCGCGCAGACTTCGTACGGCGCGTGGGAGCAGCTGAAGGGCAAGTTCCTCGGGGCGCTCCTGGATATCTACAACATCATCCAGCCGCTTCTCATCCCGGCGATGAACCTGCTTTCCAAGGCCATCGAGGTGTTCGTGTCCGTCATCCGACCGGCCATCAACATCGTGGCCGTCCTGGGGGCCGGCATCCTCGCTTACAACGCCGCCGTGGCCGTCTCCACGGCCGTGACCAAGGGATGGACCATCGCCACCCGGGCGCAGTACCTCGCGCTTCTTCTCCTGGAGAAGGGACAGAAGCTCGTGAACCTCGCGATGTCGCTCAACCCGATCGGGCTCATCGTGGCCGGAATCGCGGCCCTTGTGGCCGCCGTGGCCGTCTGCTGGAACAAGTTCGCCGGCTTCCGTGCCGTCATCCTGACGGTGTGGGACACCATCAAGGGCTTCGGAAACGCCTTGAAGCAGTACGTTCTTGACAGGCTGACCGGCATCGTGACGGGCCTCGGAGCTATCGGGCAAGCCTTCTCGCGCCTCATCCATGGAGACTTCGCCGGAGCTGCGGAGAGCGCCCGGACGGCCTTCTCCGACCTCACGGGCGCAGGAGCCGCAGGACGGGCCTTCTCGAGCATGAGGGAGACGGCCTCCGGCTTCGGGGCAGGCTATCAGAGCCACCTGGCCGAAGAGCGGGCGAAGCAGAAGGCGAAGGACGCCATCAGCGACCCCGAGGCGGCCGGCGGTACCGACAAGTCCGGTACCGGAGCGGCAGCAGCTGCTTCGGCATCGGCCAAGAGCACCGCGAACTCCATCACCACCGGCGGTACCAGGAACACCTCGATCGTGCTGAACATCGGCAAGTTCTTCGAGGACGTGAACATAACCAACACCGACGGCCGCGACCTCCGGCAGCTGCAGGATGCAGTGCTGGAGAGCATCAACCGGTCGCTCGAGATAGCAACCAGCGCAGGACGATGAGCGAGAACAGGATCATACTGGAAGACATCTGGAGAAAGATGCGCCGCGTCATGCCTCCCTACTTCCTTTTCGGGAGTCAGGGGAAGGCGGGCTCGGACCCTTCCGACTACCGCATCGACCACCTGACCGACGGCCAGCTGGCCGAGCAGATCGTCGCGAACGTCCTCGGCATCCCCATGGTGCTGCCTCTCTACTTCAAGCTGGAGGGGGAGGATTGGTGGCTGCTTCCGTACGAGCCGCAGATCACCCTGCAGGGCTCGAACATCATCACCAAGAAGCAGGTGTCCAAGGGGCAGGTGCGCGGCACCATCAAGGAGCGCTGGAGCCAAGGGGACTACCAGGTCAACATCACCGGCATCCTCATCGGCTCCGACGGGAACTACCCCGATGCTGACGTGAAGAAGCTGCGCTCTTACCTGGAGGCCGGGAAGATCCTTGTGAAATCCCCGCTCCTCGAGCTGTTCTCCATCAACCAGGTCGTTGTGGAGACGTGGAGCATCCCCTTCACCTCCGGACAGGCGAACCAGGCCTACACCATCGGTGCCCTGAGCGACGACATCTACAAACTCCTCCTCCGCCGCGAGGACCTTAAACAGTTGTAAAACGATGTTTACGATGCGTTTCGACATAACCGTCGGAGACTGGCGGCTGGGCATGGTCGAGAAGGTCGAGGTGCGGCGCTCCGTGGAGCAGCTCTCCGACACGGCCGTCATCACGCTGCCGGGCGCTGAGTACAACGTCGCCCTGGACGTGGAGCAGAAGATCCACCGGGGTGACCGCGTCGTCATCAACCTCGGATACGAGGAGGTCGGCATGGTGCAGGAGTTCGAGGGCTGGCTGCAGCGCATCGGCACGGACAACGGCGCCATCATCCTGGAGTGCGAGGATGACCTTTTCCGCTTCCGGAAGTCCATCCCGGACGCACAGCTCAAGAACGTCAGCCTTTCCTCCCTCCTGGATCTGGTAATCGCCGGAGTCGGGGGCGGCTTCAAGGTGGACTGCAGCTACAGCTGGACCTACGAGAAGTTCGTCATCAACTCCGCCACCGGCTTCGATGTGCTGAAGAAGGTGCAGGAGGAGAGCGGCGCGGACATCTACATCGACGGGGACACCCTGCACGTCCACGGACCCGGCGAGAAGGTCGGGAACACCGTCATCTATGACTTCTTCCAGAACGTCCAGGACTGCGACCTGACCTACCGGCGCACCGAGGACCGGCGCGTCCGCGTGGTGGTCAAGGCGCTGCTTCCTGACGGGAAGGTGAAGGAACGAGAATACGGTACAACCGGCGGCGACAGCGTGACCGTCAAGTGCGCCACGTCTGACGATGAGTCGATGAGGCTGCGCGGAGAGAGCGAGCACAAGAGGCTCACCTTCGACGGCTATGACGGGAACATCGTCACCTGGCTCGTGCCCTACATCAAACCCGGAGATACGGCAGAACTGCACGACCGGGACTACCAGTACAAGGACGGCTCTTACTACGTGAAGGCCGTCGAAACGACATTCAGCGCGGCTGGCGGCGCCCGCACCGTCGAGCTGGGCTACAGGCTGAAATAGACATGCAACCGGAGCAGAGACTTATACGCAACCTCCAGGCGGCCGTCGGACCGGCGCCGATCACCGTCTACCAGGGCATCGTCGCCTCGGTGGAGGGAGTCACGTGTACCGTCACCTTCGGCTCCCAGGACGTGTCCGGAGTCCGGCTCCGCGCCTCCGAGGCGGAGAACGACTCGCAGATCCTGCTGGTACCGCGCGTCGGTACCGCCGTCATCGTCGGCTCCCTTTCCGGAGATCTCTCCCAGCTCGCAGTGCTGTCTGTCGACGCCGTGGAGCGCATCGAGATCAACGGTGGAAGGTTGGGCGGTCTCATCAACATCGAGGCGCTGACGGCCAAAATAAACGCCCTTGTCAAGGCGTTCAACGAGCACACCCACAGAATCGGCAGCGGGAGCATCGTAGTAGGCCCACCGTCCGCCCCGATGACCAACTACAATCCGATCATCGTCCCCAAGGTGCTCTCGCCGGCTTCCGAGCTCGACAAGAGCGACTACGAGGATGAAACCATAAAGCACTAGACCATGACAGGGATCCAGCTCATAGACTACGACATAGCGGTCGACGTTCAGCGCGATGCGTCCGGGCTCATCACCTCCGGGCTCGTCCTCGGGGACATCCTGCATCAGAACCAGGCGCTCATCCTCGTGCTGCACAAGGGAGACTTGAAGTCCGACGTCTCCGTGGGTGTCGGCATCGACCGGATGCTGCTCGACAACGAGCGGCTTACCTGGACGCGCGAGATCCGGGAGCAGCTTGAGATGGACGGCCAGAAGGTCGAGGATGTCCGGATCACAGGAAAGCAGATCATCATTAAAGCAGCATATTAGCCATGTGGGAAACTATCAGAAATCTCATCGTCACCATCTGCAGCGTCCTGATCGGTTACTTCAGCCCGCTCGGTGACATCGTCTTCGTCATATTCTTCGTCTTCCTGCTGAACTGCATCTTCGGCCTCGTGGCGGGTGTCGGCGTGGAGGGCGAGCGGTTCAACCTGAAGAAGTTCTTCCGGTGCATCATGGAGACCTTCGTCTTCTACGTCATCGTCCTGAGCATCTATGTGGTCGGCGAGAAGATGGGGAACGAGCCCGGGGCGCTCCAGTGCATCAGCGGCGTCGTTTACGCGATCATCTACTTCTACGCCGTGAACATCCTCCGGAACATCCACACCCTGTTCCCGAAGAACAAATGGGTGAAATTCCTGTTCTATGTCCTCAGCTTCGAGATCATCAAGAAGATTCCCTACCTGCAGCAGTTCCAGGAGAAGAAGGACGAGGTCGAACAATCAATCAAGGAAGAGGACTAGCCATGGGAACGATCAGCAAGAACTTCTCCTACGCGGAGTTTGAACGGAGCGAAACGGCCCGGAATGCCGGCATCACCAACGTGATCACGGAGTTTCGGGTGCGTGATGCCATCCGTGAGCTCACGCTGACCGTCCTGCAGCCTCTCCGGGACGCGAGCGGTGCCCAGATCGTCATCAGCAGCGGGTACCGGTGCCCCGCGCTCAACAGCCATCCGGACATCGGCGGATCTCCGACTTCGCAACATGTGAAAGGGGAGGCGGCGGACATCATGAGCCGCGTCCTGACGCCCCTGCAGCTGGCCAGGCTCATCGTGAAGCTGCAGCTTCCGTTCGACCAGCTCATCCTGTACCCCACGTTCGTCCACGTCTCGCACCGGCTGGAAGGGGCCCAGCGTGGGCAGATTCTGTACAACCACCGATACAAGGGTCAAAATATATAGCTATGCGTCGTTGTATAGTTTACTTGTGTGTTTTTCTGGCCTTGACGGCCTGCTCTCCGAAGTCCATCTCCGGAGAGCGGGCGGTCAGGACTTCCTCGACCATCGAGCGCGTTGACAGCTCGTCCATGAAGAGCTGGCTGGAGAAGGCCGTCCGGGAGACGATGAATCAGCACCTGAGGAAGGACGTCGGCTTCGAGTCCGTCACGGTTGTCGAGACCCTCTCGGCGCCGGATAGCTCCGGCAGCCAGCACGTCACATCCAAGGCCACCACCCGCTCGAAGGGGCGGTCCGTGATCACTTCCGGTACCGAGGTCGTACGGGATGAATCCATCGCCGAGAAGAAGGACAGCAGTTCCACCTCTTCTGTGACGGGCGAGGCGTTTACCGAGGATAAGAGCAAGATGTCCGGAAACGTGTCCGGATGGATGCCGTGGTATGTGTATCTGGCCGGCCTTGTCGGAGCCTTGCTTGTCGGCCTTGTGCTGGCGGTCCGCGGCAATAAATGGAGTAAAATGAAACTGAAATGAAGGTGATCGTGCAGCAGAGGCAAAGCCTCTCGGACATAGCCCTCCAGGTGTACGGGGACATCTCCGGCGTCGTCGCGATAGCGAGGGCGAACGGACTTTCCGTCACGCCGGAGCTGGTCGTCGGTCAGGTCCTGCAGTGTCCGGATGTCGTGTATGACAACTACCTGCAGAACTACGTCCGGAAAAACGGCATCAAGCCCGCGACTCTGTTCGACGGGCTCGGAGAGATCAGCCAGCGCATCTTCACCGACGAATATACGCTAGAATTCGAATAGACATGGCAAGGACAATCAGAGAAATCAAGGCTGCGATGACGCAGCAGTTCATGAGCGACCCCACGATCGTAGAGATGTACGGGTTCACCGAGGGCGCAGTCTTCGAGGACACCTTCAGCGCCGTGTCGCTGGAGTCCGTTTGGTTCTCGATCGTCGCATCGGCCATCTATGTGCTGGAGACGCTCTTCGACCTTTTCCGGGCCGACGTGGACAAGAAGATATCCGGCGCGGTGGTCGCGTCCATCCCCTGGTACCACAAGATCGCCCTGGAGTTCCAGTACGGCGACAGCCTTGTCTTCGACGAGGCCACGCAGGGCTTTGTCTATCCGGTCTTCGACACGACGAAGCAGCTTGTGAAGTTCGCCGCCTGCCGTGACATGGGCGGTTGCGTGTATGTCCTCGTGTCCGGCGCGGATTCCTCCGGAAACCCCGTCGCCCTGTCATCGGACGTCCTCTCCGCCTTCGAGTCCTACCTGCGGGAGCGGAAGCCGGCCGGCGTCCTCCTGTCCGTCAATTCGCTCAATCCGGACCTGGTACGCTCCGTCATGACGGTCCAGTACGACCCCCAGGTCCTCACTCCGGACGGCGAGCTCATCACGGATCCGTCGGTCAAGCCGGTGGAGGATGCCGTCAATGCCTACCTGAAGGGGATCGTCTACGGCGGTGTCCTGAACAAGACGAAGCTCGTGGATGCCGTCCAGGGGGCGCGTGGCGTCATCGACGTGGTGCTCACCTCCGTCTCCGTCAAGCCGGCGAACGGGTCGAGCTACGAGGTCGTGACCGGCAACAACTACCGGAGCGTCGGCGGATCCTTCAAGTCCAACAACCTTACCAGCGGAATCACCTATGTTGTATCGCTTTGACGTTGACCGGTGGATCATCCACCAGCTTCCGCCCATCCTTAGACGTACGGACATCTACGCTTTCCTTCGGGTGCTCCTGTACCCGATCAAGCAGCTGGCCTCCATCTTCCTTGCCTACAAGGAAAATGTGGACCGGCAGCTGGCGTTCAATGGCTTTGCGGACATGATGCAGCGCTTCCTGAACGACATCTTCTTCTATCCGGATGGGACGATCTACATCACCGACGTAGTGGATTCTGCCGTGGAGCTTTCCTTCCAGGAAGAAGGGTTCAGCCCCGTGTACATGTCCTTCGATGACGAGACGCCGGCCGCATCCTTCTACCTGGCCAGTTGGCCCCCTGGAGAGACCGTCGGCCAGTTCGTCGTGCATGTGCCGGAGACGCTCTCCGAGGCAGAGATAGCCACCGTCCGCCAGTGGGTGGAGTATTACAAGTTCGCAGGGACAATGTTTACAATCGAGACTTATGAATAAATTCTTGACTTTCCAGGGGCAGCAGCCCCTTTATCTGGGCGATGTCGACTTCGCGTCGCAGGCCATCCGGGACGCCTTCAAGATGGTGTTGAAGGGCCTCACGGGAAGTGATTCGGCAAACGCCATCCTTCATGGCGTCGTTCCCTCCGTGCGGTCTTCCTCCGTAACTTTCTCCGCCGGCGTAGTGTCCATCGATGGCGAAATCCTTCCCGTCGATGTCTCCGCTATTTCCGGAACCCTGTCCGACACGTTCTACCTGAAGATCAATTCTACCCTTGGCGGGTCCCGCGTATTCAAGGACGGCGAGACGCACAGCTGCTGGGAGACGCGGAGCGTCGAGGTGACGAAGACCGTCACCGACTACCCCCTTGCTTCTTTCCGCCGTCTGCAGGGAGGATTCGGCACCCAGCGCTGGCACTACGCCCAGGGAGGAGTCGACTTCAATCTCGTGAAGACAGGACTGGTCTGGACGATGACGATCATGCGCTCCGCGATGACGGGGCTGGATGAGCACTTCTTCGAGGTGAACGTGCCCGGAATCCAGAGCGACGACCTGCAGGCCTTCCCGAGCGTCGCCACGCTCATCCCCACGACGGCCTATATCAACGGAAACGGCGGCGTCACCTCCAAGCCGCTCGAAGTCTGGTACAACAAGACGTCCGGCGGAGAGCTGCACATTCTCATGGACCTGGCAGATTCTAGCGCAGCTGATGGAACCAGCTATGCACAGGTCGTTATACCGGTGTTTTAACAGTATTCAGATATGCCAAACATCATCGACATCCTAGCCCGTGCGCTGTCCCTCAGGCAGGAGACGGCGCTGAACAGCATCACTCCGAACAGGGCCGGAGGAATCATGTACGACACCCTCCTCGTGCTCAACCAGATGCAGCTGGAGGGCGGTTCGCTCCTGATCAGCAAGGTGTACGCCAGCGTCTCAGCCATGGAGGCCGACACGACGCCCACCTCTGATCTCACCGGCCGCGCCCTCAAGCCCGGCCAGCTGGTCGTCATCGTCACGTCGGACAGCTCATCCTCCGACATGGGCTCCGAGTACCGGTTCAACGGCCCAGGCAGCTGGACGTACGTCGGCAAGGTCGGCGGCCTTCCGCTCGACACCGTGCCCACGCAGAGCTCGACGAAGGGCATTACCAGCGGAGGCGTCTATACCGCCCTGTCCGCCATGAAGGCGGAGGGTTACAAGTATATGGGCCTCGCCACGCCTGGATCCGGCGGAACTGCCCCTGGCACGCCGAACCAGCCGGTCTTCTACATCGCCGGCCCTGGCTCCTACCCGAACTTTGGCAGCATTACCGTGGCCTCCGGATATCTCGGCTTCATCAAGTATAGCAGCGGATCCTGGACCGTCGAGAGCGTCGCCGTCGGTAAGGACTATGACTCGCAGATCTCTGCGCTCGATGAGCAGATCAGTCAGTTAGAGGCCGATGTGGACGCTTTGACGGATGCCTTTGCCGAGCCGGGGTCGGGCGAGATTGCGGTTGCTGGATTTACGGATTATTCCGGAAACGGTTCAACCAATTCTCAATTTGTGCAGATTTTCAAACCTGTTTTCGATGTCGATACTCCGATAAACAAACTTAAAATTAGAGTAAATCAAAAAACCGAAAACGGGTCATTCTCAATTAAACTTGCTTCCGTCAAAGTTGAATCAAACAATGCAGTTGTAACCACCGATGTGTCAAACGAGGTGGTCGTTACTCCTGGACTTCCTGTTGGAACTATTGCAGATGTTGTTGTTCAACTTCCGACACCGTTCACCGTAAAAGAAGGGGAAAGGTTTGTTGTTGCGGTTTCTGACAATGGATGGTTAAGACTTGGCAATCCGGAAGTTGACAACGGAACACTCTGCGCTATCAATGCTTATTATACAGGTGTTTCTTTTTCGACCTTCGTGGCAGGGGTTAGAGTTTCATCGAATATCTCATACTTAAATTTTGACAATTATCTTGTATTAATCCTCCCATACACGGCGGGTGGTATTTCAATCAAAGACATACCGACACGCGAGGAAATGGAACAAGCAATTCAAGATGCGGTTGATGTCGTAGATGAGACAACGGATGAACTATCCCAGAGGTTGGGGACGGTAAATAGCAGGGTTGATGCCATCAATCGTTCCTTGAAGGATAGTGCGGTTGTAAGTAAGTACAAAACCGAATTGTGCGCCCACAACGGTTCGATTATAGATGGTGGGGATGGTTGTTTTTATGTTGGCTATTATGGTAGCGATGAAACGATGTACGAAAGCATCGGGAACAATTTTAAGTGTAGATTGTCAAGGGTGTCGCAGTATAATCTCGCGGAGGTAGAAACGGTAGACATACTTAAAAAGGAGGATGTCATTGGCACATTCGTACAATCGTCCGTTTATTCTCCTTATGACCCGAATCTTCGATTGATAAACCAAAACACAATTCGATATTTCCTTGTTATCACCCCGGACGGAGGACTCCCTGGTATTGGGTATAGGGATGTTACTATCCCCGAAATGACTACGGGGAATAGTGTAAATTATATTAGTATAAAGTACACTATTAACGGGACAACTTATACCGAACAAGCAACTCACGAAAACCTCGGCAAAATGATTGACCGATATTTCGGCCAAGCAAGCGGAGGCACAACGGGCCTTTTCCCGATTTTCTCCGCACCGTTTGTTGTAATAAATGGTGCAATCTATGGCTATCTAACAGGATTAGATGCCGGAAAAAACTCTACCGACAAGGATTGGGCCGGGGTGTTGGTAAAAAGCGAAGATAATGGAAGCACTTGGGAGGTTGTTGCTTGGGGTAACGATTTGTTTACTCCAAGAGTTGATTTTCCTGTTTGGGAGGCAGGGTTGTCGCTCCTTGACGGAAAGATGTATGTCTTGTTCAAATCAATGGACACACCAATCGCTTACTACGATTTGCAGAACAACTCCTGGTCTAATCTTGTTTATCTCTTTGGATATTACGGTCAAGGGCCGTATGCGGATAATTCCAAACCTTGTCTATACCAAGTTAACGGGAAACTCTATGCAATGCAGAATGTCTTGCCGAGATTAGTCACTTCAAATGGAGAGGTGTTCCGGAGCAAGGTCGGAATCTATCGCCTTACTCCCGTCACGATGGAGAAAGAGGCATATTTTGAAATCATAAACGATACAGGATGCCAATACTTTTCCATCATCAATCAGAAGGGGAGATTGTATATGTGTTTCACGGAGGACAAGTCGCATCGCAATTACCAAATGAAGGGGGACATCTCCATCATACCGATTGACTTCCTCCCAATGCCGGAATACACGGAATAAGTTGGACATTTCCGGCCCTAAAGGAGTCAGTTAAGCAATAGATGAAGGGACGGCCCAGCGCCGTCCATTTGTCTATTCATCCCGCACATAGCGGTCGAAGTTCTTCAGATC